GAAGAATCTGGTGAGCATTATGCGTATTCAGTTGCACTAAGAGAGATAAGAAACGCTCCCGCCGCCGACGTTGTGGAGGTGGTTCACGCGAAGTGGATTCCGTTCCATAGCGAAGCGGCAGGAGATATCCAGTATTGCTCGGCGTGCGACATCGGATTTGACGCGCGAATGGATTACTGCCCGCACTGCGGGGCACGCATGGACGGCTGGATGGAGGACGCAGACAATGGGCGATTTTGAGCAGATGCTGAACGATCTGTGCAAGATGAGCAAAGCGCAGCTTGTGCAAATGGTGAGAAACACGGACGAGGTGGAAATCGCTCTGAACATTTTCAAAAACGTGATGAAAGAAGATTACGCTATGGCGGTTGCCGTTACGTACTTTGATAAGTACGTAAGGGGGATACAGCTATGATTTGCCCGGGCTGCAACAAAAAGATGCGGTGCAAAGACAGCAGGCCGACCAGTGACAGAATCATAAAAACACGAAGATATTTATGCGAAAGCTGCGGCGAGGTGCGCTACACGGTGGAAATCCTAAAAGAAACATACAGCGCGCTTTCGGCGCAAAAATTGAAGGAGGTAACGCATGGAGCAGTTGAAGGGCGCGAAGTTTGACGGCGGAAAGCCCAGACCGTCCACCGTCCCCGTGGAGGCGATAGAGGCGATCATGGCGGCTCGGGAATACGGGCTTCAAAAGTACAAAGACGCAGAGGACTGGCGCAGCATTGAGCCGGAGAGATGGCACGAAGCGCTTTTAAGGCACGTCCTCGCAATCTGGGATGACCCGACGCACATTGACGAAGAATCCGGGCTGCCGTCTATTTGGCACGTGATGACAAACGGGGCGTTTTTGTGTGCGTGCTTGAAGGATGTCGTAGACGAGAAAATGAAACGAGGAGGCTGATACGGTGAGCAAACCGCGCTATGGATGGTGGGGGTATGCGAAGTGGATGATACGAAGTTACAAAAGCGGTACGCTTATGACACGGGATGAAGTCGCTGCTGTCGAAGCTGCAATCGAGGAAACAAAACAGCTTATCGACGGGACGGAACGCCTCCGGCTCATAGATTTGGTCCTTTGGAAGCGCACACACACCTTACAGGGCGCTGCTATGGTTGTATATGTTTCGGAGCGTACCGCTCAAGAATGGCATAGGCAGTTTATCTACTTAGTGGCAGAAAAACGTGGTTTATATTCAAAAGTTTGCGTAAGAGAGCCTTAAACATAGTGTATCGTTGAGAGCGTAGAGGTGTATCCTCTGCGTTCTCATCCTTTTCAACGGCTACGCAGCGTACTGCGGAACCTCCTTTTTCTTAGCTCCACCGGAAACCGCAATCCGGTGGAGCGTGAAAAGGAAGATTGGAAGGGTGAATAAGGAGGGATGAAATGGAAGTAAAGAGCTTGAAATTAGATAGCATTACGCCTTATGGGAAGAATGCAAAGAAGCACGATAAACGGCAGATCAACAACGTTGCGGAAAGCATCAAGCAGTACGGCTTTGTTCAGCCGATTGTAGTTGATCGGGACGGTGTGATTGTAATCGGTCACTGCCGCGCTCTGGCGGCAAAGAAGTTGGGCATGGAAGAAGTGCCGTGCGTCTGTGTGGATGATCTCACGCCGGAGCAGGTGAACGCCCTGCGTCTGGTGGATAACAAGAGCAACGAGAGCGATTGGGACTTTGACCTGCTGGCTGATGAGCTGCCGGGGCTTGACTTGTCTGCTTTTGACTTTGACTTTTCTTTTCCGGAGATGGACGAATCCGAAATTGAAGAAATGACCAACGAGCAAAGAGAGCAGGAGTTCCGGGAAAGAATGGAGCGTGGAGAGCTTTCAGACGATGATGAGGACTACCAAGCTTTCCTTGAAAAGTTCGAGGCGAAGAAAACAACGGACGATTGCTACACGCCGGATAACATCTACGACGCAGTAAGAGATTGGGCGACTGAGAAGTACGAAATTGGCAATGCCGCGATTGTGCGCCCGTTTTATCCGGGCGGAGATTATAAAAGCGAGAAATACCCTTCCGGGTGTGTTGTGATAGACAATCCGCCTTTTTCCATTATTTCAGAAATCTGCGAGTGGTACACAAGCAAGAGAATCGACTTTTTTCTGTTTGCTCCAACGCTTACGCTTCTCGGAATTATGCGCGGCTCGGCAAACTATGTGGCGTGCGGGTGCGGAGTTGTGTATGAAAACGGCGCGTCTGTCAATACGTCGTTTGTTACCAACATGGGGGGCGATAAGATTGTCGCTGCCGCTGATTTAAGAGAAATACTGGATGACGAGAACAAAAAGAATCTCAAAAAGTTGCACAGAGAATTGCCGAAATACTCATATCCAGACGAGGTTTTGACAGCAACGATGCTGTGTTATATGGCAGCTCACGGCGTAAGCCTTGAAATTAGCGAAAGAGATGCACATTTTATCCGCGCGCTTGACGCACAGAAAGCGTCGGGGAAAGGCTTGTTCGGCTCCGGCTTTTTGCTATCGGAAAAAGCTGCTGCGGAAAAAGCTGCTGCGGAAAAAGCTGCTGCGGAAAAGGTCAACACGGATATTTGGGAGTTGTCGGAGCGGGAATGGACAATCGTGCGAGGCTTGGGAAATGACGATTGAAGAAGCACAGGGAATTATTGACAAAACAACAAGCCCGTATTTGAAGCGGGACATGGAGAAGTTTATCAAACGCCAGAGGAGAAAGGAGGGCGCGTATGGCACGACCAAAAAAGGAAATAGACCAGAAGCAGTTCGAGACCCTTTGTGGCCTGCAATGTACCCTGCTTGAGATCTGCGATGCGCTAGATGTTACGGATAAAACGTTGGATTCCTGGTGTAAGAGAACTTATGGGGAGCATTTCTCCGAAGTATTCGCAAAAAAGAGGGGTAAAGGGAAAATATCACTGCGAAGAATGCAATGGAGGCTTGCTGAAAAGAATGCGTCTATGGCTATCTGGCTCGGGAAACAGTACCTCGATCAGAAAGACGTTGTGGAGCAAAACATCAATACAGAGTGCGTCAAGGTGATACTTGATGTCTGACATCCGCCTATCTGAAAAAATCGGCTCTGCGTTTTACGAAGTTGCACGCGATGTTTTCAAGCATGGTCACACGCACTACGATTTTAGTGGCGGGCGTGGGTCGTTGAAGTCCTCCACTGTGTCTGTACTCGTTCCCCTGCTGCTGATAAACAACCCAAACACACACGCGCTTGTGCTGCGAAAGGTTGCGAATACCATACGCGATAGCGTTTATGCACAGTACATATGGGCAATCGGTGAGCTTGGCATGGCGGCATATTGGGAAGCAAAGGTTTCCCCGATGGAACTGATATACAAGCCTACCGGCCAGAAGATCATGTTCCGGGGTGCGGACGACCCAATGAAAATCAAGTCCATTAAGGTACCGTTTGGTTATATCGCTGTTACGCACTTTGAGGAGAAAGACCAGTTTGCCGGTCGTGCCGAAATACGAACGATTTTGCAGTCGACAATGCGCGGCGGCTCTAAATTCTGGAATTTTGAAAGCTATAATCCGCCGATCAGCCGGGACAACTGGGCAAACAAAGACAGCTTGGAAGAACGCTCGGACAGGCTGTGCCACAAGTCAACATATCTGCAAGCGCCGCCAGAGTGGCTGGGGCAGCAGTTTATTGACGAAGCTGAACACCTGAAAGCCACTGACGAGCGGGCGTATCAGCATGAATACCTCGGCATCCCGGTCGGTACCGGCGGCAATGTGTTTGACAGGCTCGAATTTCGGGAGATCACGGACGAAGAAGTTTCCAGATTCGATAAAATCTATCAGGGCGTGGATTTCGGATGGTTCCCAGACCCCTTTGCATTTATCCGGCTGCATTACGACAAGGCAAGGGAAACAATTTACCTGCTTGACGAGATATACCAAAATAAGCTTTCGAACGAGCAGAGCGCGACGATAATCAAACAGCGCAGATATGGCAATGTGCGCGTCATCTGTGACAGCGCGGAGCCAAAGAGCGTGGCTGACCTACGGGCAATGGGATTGCCTGCGTATGAGGCGGTCAAGGGACCCGGCTCGGTCGAATACGGCATGAAGTTCTTGCAGAGAAGAACGATTGTCATTGATAGAAAACGAACGCCACATGCCTACGATGAGTTCGTGGGCTACGAATATGAAAGAAACAAAGACGGCGATATTATCAGCGGATACCCGGACGCGAACAATCATCTGATTGACGCGACGCGGTACGCCTTAGAGCCTGTGAGCCGTAGAATGGGAGTTATTGCATGACGGTTATCGATAAATTAAAGGAACTCGGGTATACGACAATCCCAGAGGAATTCTATACATACGTGTCCCTTTGGAAGTCGTGGTACGTCGGCAAAGTCAAGGGGTTCCATCAGTACCGGAGATATAACGGACATAAGTGGACAAAGTGCAATCGTGCAAGCCTCGGCATGGCGAAAAAGGTTTGTGAGGACTGGGCGAACCTTTTGATGAATGAGAAAGTCCAGATAACACTTGAGGGGCAGAAAGAACAGGCGTTCGTTGATAGCGTCCTGACGGCGAACAACTTCACGGTCAAGGCAAGCGAAATGCAGGAAATGAAATCCGCGCTCGGAACTGTAGCGTATATCCCTCGTGTGGTCGGCCAAGCGGTCAACGAGAGCGGAGAGACCGTTCCGGGCGATGTTTCCGGTATCGCTCTTGACTATGTGACTATTGAGCACATTTTTCCGCTGGCTTGGCAGAATGGCTTTATTTCAGAGTGTGCTTTTGACAGCGTTGTCACACGGGCTGGAAAAAACTATCTGTATTTGCAGATTCACCGGAAAGACGAAAAAGGACTTTACGTCATCGAGAACAGCATTTACCGATACGAAAACGAAACGCTTGCCGACGCACTGCTTACCGATGTTCCGGGCTTTGAGCGAATACCCCCTGTGGTACATACGGGAAGCGACAAGAGGCAGTTCGTCATCGACAGACCGAACATCGCAAACAATCTTGACTACCTGCTTCCGGTTGGTATCCCTGTGTATGCAAATGCAATCGACGTTCTGCGCGGCGTTGACTGTGCCTATGACTGCTACGTCAACGAGTTCGAAAACGGCCCAATGATGATGATGGTAAAAATGCCCGCTACAAGGTGGGAAGACGATGAACCGACGCTTGATGACAATGACCGGCGTTTCTATCTGCTTCCGGAGGATACGCAGCAAGGGAATGTTGTAGAGACAATTTCTCCGACGCTGAGAACCGAGCAACTGAATGTAGGACTTCAAGACCAACTGAACGTACTGTCCAGTAAGTGCGGCTTCGGCGAGACCTATTACCGTTTCGACGGCGGCAGCGTTGCGACGGCAACGCAAGTTATCAGCGAAAACTCCACCATGTTCCGCACCATTAAGAAACATGAAATTGTGCTGGAACAAGCGCTAGTGGAGCTGTGCCGTATTCTGCTACGGTTGGGAAACACAGCTATGAAAGCCGGTCTGAATGAAGATGTGGAAATATCTATAGATTTCGATGACAGCATCATAGAAGACAAAGCTACTGATTTCTCCCGCGATATGCAGCTTCTCAGCGCAGGCATCATGAACGACTGGGAGTTCCGTATGCGCTGGATGAATGAGGACGAGGCGACAGCAAAGGCGGCGCTGCCGAAGGCGCGTGACATGGTAACCGAGGAAGAAACGGAGGTCGAGTAATGGGATTTGGAGAAAACACTGGGACTATTGGGGTTGTGAAAGATGAGCCGGTATCCATTTACCCCAGAACTACTTGATGCGATCCCAGAGGATCTGGCAGAACTGTTCCGAGGATTGGAAGATACGCTCCTCGATGAGATATGCAGTAGGCTTGCGCTGAAAGACCAGCTGAACGAAGTGACTGTTCAGGCAATCAGAGCGCTTCGTTCGCATGGTATCAACACGAAGGAGATTGAAAAAGCAATCCGCAAGACCTCTGGAATTAGCGAGAAGAAGCTCAAGGAGCTTTTCGACGATGTTATTGCAAGAAACCAGAAGTATTACACAGAGGTTATCGACATGGCAGGGCTGACACAGCCTGATATTCTGGTGAACACTGCGACAATCGAAGCAATCAGAGCGCAGACGCTTGATGAATTTCATAACATCACGGCTTCTATGGGATTTTTGGTGGACAAAGGCAGGACGATGCTTCCGCCCGCTCGTGCGTATCAGTGGGCGTTGGATTCTGCTGTTATGCAGATTCAGAGCGGGGCAATCAGCTACAATCAGGCGATCAATTCTGCTGTTCAGCAACTTGCAGGCGGTCTGAAAGTTGTGAATTACGAAAGCGGACACGTTGACCACATCGACGTTGCTGTTCGGAGAGCTGTCATGACCGGCGTGAACCAGGTCTGCGACCAGTACACGAACCAAAGCGCAGAATACCTAGAGACGAGATACTTTGAAGTGTCTGCGCACTCTGGGGCGCGTGACAAGCCGGGTGCTTCGCCGTGGTCAAGCCACAAGGACTGGCAAGGAAAAGTCTATTACCAGAGCGAAAGCGGCGAACCTGACCAGCTGGGGCTTTATGATGACCTTGTGGAAACGACCGGTTACGGATATGTTGACGGTCTGACAGGCGCAAACTGTAGGCATCACAAATACCCGTTTGTTCCAGGAGTTTCGGAGCGAACTTACACAGACGAACAGCTCGAGCATATCGACGATGGGCTCGGCTGTGAGTTCGATGGGAAGCAATACACTGCCTACGAGGCTACGCAGATGCAGCGACGCATGGAGCGGCAGATTCGAGCTCAAAAGAAGCTGAAAAATGCTTATAAAGCAGCGGGCTTAGAGAACGACGCAACCGCAGCAAACATCAAGCTTCGCCGCCTGAACGCCAAGTATAAGTCTTTCAGCGAGGCTGCAGGGTTACCGGAGCAGAGAGAAAGGACGAAAGTATTGTATGATTGACGAAAATCTAAAGCAAGCCATCGAGCGGGAGCTTGCGTCTGGCTTCCGGGTGGAGCTGCTGCGAGACAAGGACGGAAGCATTATTGCACAGACGATTCAGCGCAAACGGCTGAAATTTGAGTTTGGAGGTGGAAAACATGGCGGATGAAGGTGGCGTTTGGCGCACTATCAGTGGGCGGCGAGTTTTTATCAAAGATGGCCAGAGCCTGACAGATGCAATGCGCGAAAGCGGAAAGTTTGGGGAGGACAAAACCAAACTCTTTAACAGATCGGATTTCTCAACTGCAAAAAAGCTTACAGAAGAAATCTGCAGCGAACAAGATTTTATGTATTTCGGTTTACGTGTGCAGGAAGAAGATACGGAAAATATCGGTGAAACAATGAAACACACGTCACAAAATTTTGGCGGTGATTTTGACGATGCGGGCACGGAGCCGGAAGACCTTGATGGCGTGTCAACGATTCGTATTGACCGGACGTCACAGGTGATGCAGTACGGTGGATACGAAGGACGCGTCATGTATTTGCTCGGAGCTGATGAGGGCGAAGACGGATACGACCCCGGGGAATTCATTATGAAGGACGCGCGAGTCCTTGCAAAGATGAAAGTGGAAAATGGAGCTCTCAAAATTACAGAAAAGGTAAAATCTGAAGACTCCAAAATTTCTTCAGCTAAAACATCGGATAGCCCTAGCGCAAGTTCATCGACTTATGCAGGTACGGCGACACAGGTAAAAGAATACCGCTCTTTTAAAGCTGAAATGGAGCGTAAATATGGCGACCGTATTTGGTCAGATATGACAGATAGCGAGTACGACAGATACGAAAGGCTGGAACGTATCGCATATCGCGGAAAATGAAAAACGCAGCGGGGAATGACGCTGTGGGAATAGAAAGGATTTACAAAAAATGAAAGACGAAATTATGACTTTTGATGAAATACTGGCTGACCCCACTTACAAGGCGGAGTTCGACAGGCGAATCACAAAGGCACTTTCGACTGTTCAGAGCAAGCTGGACGCGGAAGCGGAGAAGAACAAGCAGTTTGCAGCGAACGGCAGCGCGGAAACGGAAGCGCTCAAAAAGGAGATCGAGGGCTACAAGTCCAAGATCGCCGATTATGACTACGCAGATGTGATCCGCAAGACGCTTGCTGAAAAGGGCGTGAAGTTCAGCTCTAAAGCTGCTGAAAAGGCATATTTGGCAGACCTAAAAGCAAAACACCTTGAAATCAAAGACGGTGCGCTTGATGGGTTTGACGAATGGCACAAGGCTCAAGTCAGAGCCGATCCATCCGCGTTCCAAGACGGCGTAAAAATCGACTGGTCTGCCGCCGTTGGCGGCGGCGAAAAGAAAACAGATACCAATGCCGCGATGAACAATCTGATCCGCGGCGCACTCAAGTAACGAAAAGGAGATTACAACATGGCAAGTATTGATCGTTCCGCACTTTCCGGCCTTATCCCGGAACCCGTAACCCGCGAAATCATGCAGGGCGCTATCGCCGAATCTGCCGTTCTTCGTATGGGCCGCAGACTGGCGAATATGTCCAGCAAGACGCAGACCATTAATGTGCTTGACGCACTTCCCTCCGCGTACTTTGTCAACGGCGAGGCCACTGACAGCGGCGCTGGTGAGGCATTCAAGCAGACCACCAAGATGGCGTGGGACAAGAAGAAGCTGTATGCCGAGGAAATCGCGGTTATCGTCCCCATTCCCGAGGCTGCTCTCGATGATGCGGATTATGACATTTGGGGCGAGGTCAAGCCCCGTCTGACCGAGGCTTTCGGCAAGGTCATTGACGCGGCAATCTTGTTCGGCACGAACAAGCCGAGCACTTGGCGCACTGGCGTTGTTCCTTCGGCCATCGCTGCCGGTAACGGCGTACCCGTCGGCACAAGCGTCTTTGACGACATCATGGGCGAGAACGGCCTGATCGCGAAGGTCGAGCTTGATGGCTTCAATCCGAACGGCGTTATGTCCGCAATCCAGATGCGCGGCAAGCTGCGCGGACTGAAGGACACGACCGGTCAGCCAATCTTCAAGTCCGATATGCAGGGTGCAACGCGCTATGGCCTGGATGGTATGGATATGTACTTCCCGATGAACGGCGCATTTGACCCGGCACAGGCACAGATGATCGTCGGTGACTGGACGCAGCTGGTATACGCCATCCGTCAGGACATGACCTTTAAGATCTTCACCGAGGGTGTCATTCAGGACCCGAGCACGAAGGCAATCACCTACAACCTCATGCAGAACGATATGGTCGCTCTCCGTGCAGTCATGCGTCTCGGTTGGGAAATCGCGAACCCGGTCAACGCTTACAATGTTGACATCCCCAACCCGTTCCCGTTCTCTGTTTATGGAAAGGCAGGCACGGTATCTACGGTGACTGTATCCCCGGCTACTGCAACCGTGAAAAAGGGATCGAGCAAGGCGTTCTCCGCTTCCGTCGCAGGTGAAGGCATTGTGAGCGGCGATGTCGAGTGGAGCCAGAACGGCGCGAAGTCCTCTATCACGGAAGGCGGTGTGCTGACAGTCGCTTCCAACGAGACGTCCACGAGCATTACCGTTACCGCGAAATCCAAGCAGGACAGCACGAAGACCGGAACGGCAACTGTGACGGTAGGTTCGTAATAGAAAGGAGCTGACGCGATGATCTACGCAGATTATGAGTATTACTGTGATGTTTACAGGGGAACGGTAGACGCTGACAGCTTTTGCAGATTGGCGACACGCGCCAGCTCCTTCCTCGACTATTACACGCAAAACCGTGCGAAGGACTACGCAGAACTGGACGCGGTGAAAATGTGCTGCTGCGCTCTTGTTGATCAGTACATGCTGATTGACACGGCGCAGGAGCTTGCCAGAAAGAATGTATCCGCCGGGCTTGCATCTGAAGAAGGAGAATTGCAGAGCGAGACTGTAGGCGGATACTCTAGGACGCTCCGAAGCGGCGGGGATTCATCCGTCGCGGCTTTGAAGGCTGCATCCGAAGCAAAGGCTTATCTTGCAAGCATCGTCCGTGAGTATCTGGCACACACAGGACTTCTTTACAGAGGGGGGTGTTTCCCATGTACGCACCCCACATCGTAACCATTTACAACGTCACACAGGAAACAGACCAGGAGACCTTCCACGACACGCAGAAAAGCTATATCACAGTGATTCGCGGTGTGATGCTGCAAGCGTCTAAGGCCGTCAACGTCCGCGAGAGCGGGCTTGAGGGAGCGGATGCAGTAAATCTCTACATTCCGTTTGCTTCTCTGGCTGTGGACGGCGTGACGGGTCAAGAGAAGCGATACGTCGGGCCGCAGGAGTTTTGGCGTGCGGCGGACAAGAGCGGGATATGGACGCTCTCCACGGACGGAAACGGCGGCACGACTTTCTTTGTAAAGGGCGAAGTGGTCGAGCCGGATAAAACCGAACAGATGATCGAGATGCTTTATGATGATGTCTATAAGGTCACAAAGGTCGATATGAAGGACTTCGGAAGCGCGGCCATGCAGCACTTTGAGGTTGGAGGGGCCTGACATGCTGAAATTCAGTGTAAAGGCCGAAGGCTTTGACGCGCTGCAGGAAAAGATCGCGCAGGCCTGTTCCAAAGCAGAGCACGCGCTGGCGGTTCAGGTGCAAAAGGACACAAGCCCATTTGTACCGTTCCTGACGGGATCTCTGGACCAAAGGACACAGGTCGTCGGTGACTCGATCATCTATCCTGGACCGTATGCACGGTTCCTATACTACGGAAAAGTCATGATAGACCCAGAGACCGGCAGCACTTACGCGCCGAAGGGCGGGACGAAGGTTCTGACCGATAAAAACCTTGTGTTTAACACGTCTGGGCATTCGCAGGCACAATCACATTGGTTCGAAGCGTCCAAGGCTGAAAACCTAGACAAATGGATTCGAGTCGCAGACAAGGCGGTGAAAAATGGGCTCTGAAAAAGAAAAAAAGCTTGTTTCTTCCGAGGAAGAACAGGACATATCCAGAAAAATGATGGTCTGGGTAAACTCGTTTTCGGATGACGATCTCCCAGCCGCGACCATCAATTATGAGTTCCTCGCCGCCGATTCCGCAAGCGTGGCGCTGTCCGTGATTCAAGGAGCGTACATCACAAAAAGGTACTTGCTCGGCGGGCATGAGGCAGAATACCAGTTCAAGATCATAGCCCGTATCAAGCCGGGCGGGAGTAACGACAAGCGCCTGAAAGCTGACGCGGTACTGAACCGCTTCGGGGATTGGGCGATGCAGAATTATCCGTCTCTTGGAGATGGCGTTCGTGTCCGTCGCATGGAAGCGGTCAGCCGCGCGGCGGTATTCGCCGTGTATCAGGACGGATGGGAAGACCATCAAATCTTAATGAAGATGAAATATGAGGTGATTTAACTATGGCAGATATGACCTTTAACACCGTTGCTGGGCAGCCTGTAGACAGAGAACTTTTGATTCTTTTTGTGAATACGGGCACTGATTCCGCCGCCGTGTGGTCGCCGCTTGGGACACGCGTCACGGATTCCAGCATGGAATACGACTGGCAGAAGGATTCCAACAAGGACATCCTCGGCACGACCAGAACCACGATGAAAAAGCCCATCATTACGCAGGACTTTGAACCGTGCGAACTCGATGCCGGAGATGTTGCGCTTACGCATATCTGGAACCTCGCCGTTAAGGAACAGAACGCGGCGGCCCTGGCGAATCAGGACATTCTTATTGTGCATCATTACGCAGGCACGAAGAAAACGGCTGTTTTCGCGGAGAGATACAAGGGCGCTGCAATCGAGGCGACAGGTCTTGGCGGCGAAGGCGGCGGCTTCGTAGGTATGCCGCTTACGGTAACGCCGGGCGGCGAGAGAATCACCGGCACTGCGGCGGTTGGTTCCAACGGAGAAATCACGTTTACGCCGGACGCGGCATAAGGAGGGACGATAGATGGCGGACATCAAGATTGCAACTGGCGTTGAAAAAATCAACATCAACGACAAAGTAACGCTCGAGTTCAACCCGACAGACGCAGAAATTGTAGAGAAAATTTTTGACGTGTTCAACGGCTTGGAAGATCGTCAGCGGAAATATCAGGCAGAAGTGGAAAAGAACGCGAACAAAAAAGAAATCTTTGAGATTGCGCGTCGAGAAAGCAACGAAATGCGCGATACGATCGACAGCCTTTTCGGGGTTCCGCTTTGCACGCCTCTTTTCGGCTCTATGAACGTCCTCGCACTGGCTGACGGTTTGCCTGTATGGAGCAATCTGATGCTCGGCATCATCGACCAGATCGACACTACCTTTGCGAGAGAACAGAAGGCTACGAACCCGAGAATCAAGAAATATATGGAAAGATGGAAAAAGTAATCTGGTCTTTACCGACATCGGTCAATGTAAACGGAACAGAATGCGAAATCCGGTCTGACTATCGGGCGGTGTTGGATATCCTCACCGCCCTTGTTGATAGAGAGCTGGACGAGCAGGACAAGGCGGAGGCATCGTTGAGAATCTTCTATCCCGACTTTGAGGAAATGCCATCCAGCGACTATCAGGAAGCTTTGAACCAGTGTTTCCGGTTTATAGACCGTGGGGAAGAACGCAAAGAAAAGAAGCGAGAACCCGTGTTGATGTCATGGGAGCAGGACTTCGACATGATTATTGCCCCCGTGAACAGAATCGCTGGATGCGAGGTTAGGGCGCTTGAGTATCTGCACTGGTGGTCGTTCCTGTCTTTCTATCAGGAAATTGGAGACTGCCTGTTTGCTCAAGTGGTTCGTATTCGAGACAAAAAGGCACACGGGAAGCCTCTGGACAAGCAGGAGCGGGAGTTCTACCGAAAAAACAGGGATATAATCGATTTGAAAGTTACATACACAGAGGCAGAGAAAGACGTTCTCGCCGCATGGGGCATTTCAAAATAAGGTGGTGAGAAAATGGCAGATGGAAGAATCGTTGTTCAAGCGGAGGTCGACGCAAAAAACGCGCAGAAGGAGCTTGATAAGCTGACGGCGAAAATCGACAAGATGGAAGCCGAGCTGAAGAAAAGCACCGGAGAGCAAAGCGGGCTGAAATCTCAGCTTGACGCAGCGAAAGAATCTGCAAAACAGGCAGAAAATGCGCTGAAATCGTTGCGGGCGGAATCCGAGCGGCTTCGGCAGATCACGTCCGGTGAGGTGTCTTCGTCTCCGGAGGCTTATATCGCAGCATACGGGCGGCAGACGGAAGTTGCGGCGAAAATCAAAGATCAGGAAGCAATCTTAAAAGAGCAAGACAAGATCGTTGAGAGTTTGGACGGGAAATATGCAAAAATCACGGACAAAGTGATCGCGCAGACTTCTGCTTTGGACGCTGCGAAGCAAAAAGCCGGAGAACTCACGGAGCAAATCACAAACGCAAGCGGCGCAACAGAGCGAATGGAGACCGCTGCGAAGAAGGTTTCCGACAGCATGAACACGTTCAGCAAGCGTGTTTCCGGTCTTTTCAAGCGCGTTCTGGTGTTCTCGCTGATTACTCGAGCGCTGCAAAGTCTTAGAACATGGCTTGGGAAGACCATCATGCAGAACGAGGAAGCGCGGGCGGCGGTTGCACGGCTCAAGGCGGCGTTTTTGACGCTGGCCCAGCCAATTTTGCAAGTGGTGATACCAGTTTTTGTAAAGCTGGTGAATATCCTCACACAGGTAGTCACGGCGATTGCAAAGTTCTTCGGTATGCTTTCCGGGAAAAGCTGGTCTTCGCAGAAATCAGCCGCACAAGGACTGAACGACGAGCAGAAGGCGCTGGAAGGTGTTGGGGCGGCGGCAAAAGACGCAAGTAAAAGCATGGCAAGCTTCGATGAGATCAACCAGCTTACAGACAACACAGCGTCTGGCGCTGGCGGAGGTGGTGGCGCGGCATCAACGGAGATCGCGCCGGACTTCTCGAATCTCGACATGGCAGAAGATAAGCTTCACGACATTCTCGGGCTTGTAGGCGCTATCGCCGCCGGGCTTCTGGCATGGAAAATCGCGAGCTTGTTCACGAACGACTTGAGCAAGATTTGGGGTATCGCCCTTGCTGTTGCTGGTGCGTTTGCGCTTGTGTACTTCTGGCTGGATGCTTGGAATAACGGGATCGATTTGCAAAACTTCCTCGGGATGCTGGCAGGCCTTGCCGCGCTTGCAGTTGGACTTGCAATCGCTTTCGGACCAATCGCGGCAGGAATTGCATTAGTTGTAGGCGGTTTTGCCATGCTGGTTGTCGGTATCAAAGACGTTATCGAAAACGGCTTTAATTTGGTGAATACTCTTACGATCATCGCAGGGCTGCTTGCCGCTGGTATCGGCATTTCACTTCTGACTGGCAGCTGGATTCCACTTCTGATTGCAGGTTTCCTCGCCGCGCTGGTTGCGCTTGTGTCCTTCACCGGACATGGAGAAGAACTGATTCAAGGCTTAAAAAATATTATAGACGGGTTCGGGAAGTTCTTCAAGGGCGTATTCACTGGCGATATGAAGCTTGCCGTAGAAGGCATTAAGCAGATCTGGGAAGGAATGAAGCAGACGTGGAACGCGATTGTGAACTCCATCAAGGATGCGTGGAACATGTTTATCACATGGCTGCAATCCAAGAGCCCGCTGCTTGCATCAATATTTCAAACATATGGTAAATTTGTCTCAGATGTATGCAAAAACATCAAGGACATCTTGAAGGGTGTCATTGACTTCATTGTTGGCGTATTTACCGGAGACTGGACGAAAGCATGGCAGGGTGTCACCGAGATCTTCAAGGGGATCTGGAATAACATTGTTGCCATCATTGAGGCGGCAATTAACTTCATTATCGACGGTATCAACCTTCTGATTTCCGCTTTGAATACCATTCACTTTGAGATTCCGGACTGGGTTCCCCTCATCGGCGGCAAGTCTTTCGGCATCAGCATTCCGCTTGTCAGTCAGGTTGCACTTCCGAGACTGGCAGAAGGCGCGGTCATCCCGCCGAACCGGGAGTTTATGGCGGTGCTGGGCGACCAGAAGAGCGGAACGAACATCGAAACGCCGCTTGAGACAATGGTGCAGGCATTCAAACAGGCTATGAACGAATCCGGCGGACGGTCGCAGACAATCATCTTGCAGCTCAACGGCAGAGAATTTGCGCGGGCTGTCTATAAGGCGAACAACGAAGAGACGCAGCGTGTAGGCGTAAGGCTGGCGGGGGTGAAAGCATGACGAGTGTTTTGACCCTCGACGGCACGCCGTATCCGAACCTGCATGTAACCAGTCTGAAACGCTCTTTTGCTGTTCTGGACGGCGATAATGCGGGGCGCGTGATGACCGGCGCGATGGTGCGCGACATCATCGGCACGTTTTACAACTACAGCGTGGAGCTTGACCCGGTTGGGACTGACCCGGCGGAATACGACAGGTTCTATGAAGCAATCTCCGCGCCTGTCGACAGTCATTCCCTCACCGTTCCGTATGCACAAGGGACATTGACCTTCGAGGCGTATGTTGCAAACGGAGACGATGAACTTTTGACGGCTTACGGGCAGAAGAACGAATGGGGAAACCTTACATTTAATTTTGTTGCGATGAAGCCGAAGAGGACGCCGCTATGAGTGTAAAAGTTGTGTATGAAGACGTTGCGGTCGGTTCTGCGGCGGCTGCGAGTGTGACAGCAAGCGAGGCTATGGGTATTTCAAAAACCTCGCTTCTGCCCTTCGGGGCATTCGAGGGGCCAGTGGCAACGACGGAGCAGAATCAATGGGTGCTGAACGGAACTAGAAAGCTCAAGCCAAAATCTGAGCCAGTCGGCTTTTGGTCGACACCTCGGAGCGGCGCAGACTGTACCTTCCAAACACCGCCTACCATTGAGATATCCCTGGACGGGCAGTTTACATCCCTCGGCATCTACTTCAAATTTGACGGGGAAACCGGAGACTATTGCAGCGACCTCGATCTTTCGTGGTACAACGGGAGCACGGAGCTTGCCGCGCAGAAGTTCTTTCCAAACTCCGGAAACTACTTCTGCGAAAGAACAGTCGAGCTGTATAACAAAATCAAGATTCAGTTCAACAAAACGAATCTGCCAAACCGACCGATCAAAATATCCCTTATCCTTTTCGGCATCGTTCGAGAGTTCGAGCGGCAGGAGCTTCGGAGTGTTGAGGCGACCGAAGAACTGAACATCATATCCGACGAGCTGGCGATTAACACGCTGGACTTCACGTTGGACAGCATGGAAGATATTGATTTTATTTTCCAAGAGAAGCAGCCCGTTTATGCGTACAACGGAAAGACGAAAATCGGCACGTTTTACATCGACGAATCTACCCGCGTAAGCAAAAACGTATACAACGTTTCCTGCATCGACGCTTTGGGAATTTTGGACGAAGACCCATTCCCGGCTGTTGTTTATTCCAACGCCAACGCGAAAACGGTTTTAGAAAGCATCCTCGGCGGGTATTTCGTCTTGGAGCTTTCGGAGGAACTACAGACCGAGAAACTAACAGGATACATTCCTGATTGCACGCGAAGGGAAGCTTTGCAGCAGGTGGCGTTTGCGCTTCGAGCTGTGGTGGACACCAGCGGAACAGGAAACGTGAAGGCATGGAGGCTGTCTGAGGAAACACCGACGGTGATTCCTATGAACCGGCTCTACGTCGGCGGCGAAGTCAGCCAGTCCGCCATTGTGACCGAGGTAAGAGTTACCGCGCACACGTACAGCACGTCCGGGAGCGGAAGCGATACCGTCAAAGTGGACGGCAAGACCTACTACCACACGGAAGCGGTAACGACCAAGACAAATCCGAACGTCACGGCCTCGACCAAGCCGAACGTCATAGAAGTCAAGGACGCGACGCTTGTCAATTCGACGAATGTTGCAGCGGTGACGCAGCATGTCTTTGACTATTATATGCGGCGGCAGACGCACGGCGTTCAGATCGTCATGGACAAGGAGCTTCCCGGTGACTATGTAGACACCACAACTCCGTGGGATGACCACATTACCGGGACGATAACGAGCATGACCATAAAACTGAGCGGCATTGCGGCGGCTGAGTGCGACATCGTCGGAACGGGGGCTTCTGCATGAGAATTATGAAAACCTTAATCACCGACCGGACGCAGGCGGACGCTTCCTATGCTGAGAAGCTTTACAAGAAGCTGTGGAGCGACTTCACGGAACAGGAAAAGGTAGACTTTGAAGCTGGCTTGAAAGGCTCTTATAAGGCGTCCGACCTGAATCGTGTTGGAACTGCACTTATCACCATCCGTGACCGGCTGAGAACGCACTGTATCGACGTTCCGGCAGAAGTCCGGGAAGATTACAGTTCTGACGAAGTGCTCGACAAAGACATTATGGACGCTTATATCGAATCCGCGAACGCCGTATACGACGCAGTTGTCAATTCTGCCCCGCGCCCTCCGGCAAAAATCAACGACCTAGACTGGGAAGGCGCGAACAACATTGAAAAGACGATCATCGCTGTAGATGACGTGTTGGAGAGCCGGGAGGTCGGCTGGATTTACGCGGACGAGGAACTATACGCAGGAGACATGGGGGGATAACATGAAAGACCGAACTCCAAAATTTCCGGGGCGGGTAAAGCTCAAGCCCGTTGCCGGACAGACAGATACTTACGACATGACGCGTGCAGATGACCCGGACGATACCGGCACGCCGTTTAACAAACGCACCATGCTGCAAGACTCCACGGGGCAGTTTTTAAAGCTTCCGCTCGCAAACCCCTTCCCGGACGACGCATTCCGGCACATGGTCGACCGCATCGTACCCATCGGCACCATCCGGACGAGCCCAGCGCAGAGTTTGGGGGATGCGTGGTTGAAGTGCGACGGGTCGCAGGTGACATTTACGGAGTATCCGCAGCTGTGTCAACTGCTGCGCGGAATTTCAGACGAAGGTGTTGTGTGGGATGGAGTGTCGTTCCCGGTATCAGGGCATATACATTCGGTAAGCAAGGCTGTATATTTTGATGGGCGCTGGATAGTTGCGGTTCGAAAAACACTGACGTCAGCAGGGTCAAATACTTATAACTCTGTAATATCAATTCTGAGCGCGACGGAATTAACTGGAACGTGGACGGAAGAGTATACCGTAACAACACAAATTGCAAACGCATCGTCACCAAGACTGCATATCGCATGTACAGATAGCAGATGCTTAATAATTTTCCCGTCAGGCCCGTATGGGGGAACAAAGCTTGGCAGGCTGTATTGCGAGGCTGGTAGTAGCGTGTGGAGCAATTTGGAAGACCATGAAAGCGACAGCTGGAATTATATGACTATCTACGGGCTGGATGCGTATGATGGAGTTTTTGCGTGGGCGATTCCCGGATCTTTCGGAACGACAATTTATCATACGGAAACGCCGGAGACCATTAGTTCTTGGCAAGGCACAAGAATTAATCAATTCCCTGAGTACTACTTCACCAATGTATCTTTCGCGCATGTAAATGGAAATTGGGTGTTGTGCGGAGTTGGAAGTTATGATTCGTCCGGGACATCTACAACACTTTCAGTGGCAGTAAGCAGTGATGCAAGCGGTTTTTCCTTTACGCTGAAAGAACAGCAAATTACAAAAATTGCAAATGGAGCAAACGCAATGTCAGCGGTTTGCTTCATGAATGGGAAGTATTACACGCTTATTGATGGAGCCTCAACATATAGCAATAACGGTATCGTGGTGCTTGCATCATCCGTCGACCTTACAAACTGGGAATACCAGATTGTCGGAAATAACAGTGGGTATGAAAACAATGGAGAATCATGTGCAATCGCAGCGAGCAACACGCTCTTGGTATTTGCCAATAAGTGGCACACATGGACAACAGCCGACCCAACTGCGGTTGTGAACGAAGCGATGCTTCCGAGCGGGGCGATTCCACAACACTTTTTGTTCGTCGGCGATACTGCATATGCCATTATGGGTGGGTCTATCGCATATCACGACTATTCGACTGATACGCGCCTCCTGCCTACCATCTCGCTTTCGGACGACACGACGACGTTCATCAAGGCAAAGAACGAACTGGACGTATTTGAATCGCAGCAGATCGGGGGGTGATTAAGTGTTTCAGAAAATCGCGAACGCTTTATCGGTGGAGCTGACGGGAACCGACCTGACAAAGGTGACAAAACTGGAATTTTACGTAAAACAAGCATGCCAGTTCTTACAGTACACGCCGATAGTCGTTGACGAAACGCACCTGCTGGTAAAAATCCCGTACGAAGACGCGATGCGCCTGCGCCCGGGGGCGGTGAGTCTGCAATGTGCGCTGACCGACGCAGACGGAAATAAGCAGGCGGCGGAGATCGTTCAGGTGGACGTGAAGCGCTTCTTGAAGGAGGCGGGATATGCTTAAAATGACGCTTTCCCAGCCGGAGATCAAGATGAAGATTGAGCCGGCGAAGGTGATTTATCAGGGCGGCGGAAGCGGAAATGTGTATTCGGCGGACATCAACCGGATTGTAACGATTGACCGTGCAGAATATGACGCGCTTGCCGCGAAGGACAAAAAGACGCTGTATCTGATACGGGGGTGACGGCGTGATTACAATCGGCGAAGAACAGATCAAGGAATTATTTGTTGGCGAGATGGGCGTGAAGACCGTCTGCGTCGGCGAAGAGGTTATCTATACCCGCCCAGGCGGATTTTTGTACATTGAACTGAGCGAAACGAAAGGGGCGTAACACATGGCAAGTTTTTTTAATCTAATTCTTGATACGTTAGCACCATCTGGGCTTACATTGCTACTCAACAACGGCGCGACGTATGCAACCAGCAATACGGTCACGGCGAGCATCGCAGTAGAAGACGCCACTACGACCGGCTACCAGATGAAGATCTGGGGCACGAAGGCGGCGGCGACCGAGGAAAAGGCGTCGTGGGAAACCTTCGCGGCGTCGAAGTCGCTGGTTCTGGCTGAAGGCGACGGACTCAAGACCGTGCATATTAAGGTCCGCGACGATGTCGGCAATGAGTCGGCAGCAGTTACAGCATCGATCACGGTCAACACGGCCGTTCCTGTGGTCACGATCACCGGTCCGGACAAGAGCAAGATCTCGAAGGTCTCCGGCTTCGACGTATGCGCGTTCTCGTTCACGTCCGACGTGGACTTCGTGGAATACACTGTGCGTGTGGTTCCGAGCGAAAGCAGCCTGAACACAGCAGGCACGCAGATTCCGGTCACGGGCGGCTCGACCAATACGTCCGGTACGGCTGGCGGCTACAAGAAGAACACCGCAATCAACGTCACCATCAACGGTGCGGACCTTGAGACGGCTTCCTCTGGCGACGGCACGAAGATTGTCAAGGTGTTCGTCAAGAACGCCGCCGGTACATGGAGTGTGGCGTAATGTCTGCGCCGGGTCTGACGTTTACCATTACCGGAAATAAAATTTCGGCAGTCTCTGGCTTCGATTCGATCACCGTTTCATTCTCCTCGGACATTGCGTATCAGGCGTTTGAGTGCCGAGCCACAAAGTCCGGGGAGGACTGGGGCAGAGGGAAAGGGGCACTTATCGCGTCCTTCTCCCAGACCCCAGCGGGAAGATCTCGAACCTTTGACGTGTATGACGATTTTTTGCTTTCTGGAGATGGCACATATCGAATCTCCTTGTTCGCGCAAGCGGAAGACGGGAGTTGGAACGATAATTATGGATTCATTACGGATGGTACAACCGATGTCATGCTTACTGCTGACGGACACGAATTTTTGTGCATGAGGGAGTGATATTATGGCAGAACATTACAACAGTGCATACACTGGCGCTCAGATCGATGAAGCCATCGGTGATGTAAGAAATAATAAGGACAAATGGAATAAAAATAGTGGGCTTCCAAGCGTTACAGCCGCAGACAACGGCAAATTCTTACGTGTGATAGCTGGAGCGTGGGCAGCGGCGAGCGTGTCGAATGCGAATGGAGGGAGCTTCTGATGGCAGAGTATCTGACAAACACGACCGACCTGACCTCCGTCGCGAACGCCATCCGCGCCAAAGGCGGCACGACCGAGCCCCTTATCTACCCAGACGGCTTCGTCGCGGCCATTAGCAGTATTAAAGGAAGCAGTGTTAATATCATAACAGGCGGATTCAATGCAGATTCTCTTTTTGTAGATAGAGATAACCATACGGGCTACATTGATCTCTCAAACGCCGTTACTGGAAAGTATTTTATTTTTGTAGCGTACATCTATGGTAGCGATTACGATCCAGGCGATCCTGCTGTAGATATTAGTGACGTGTACAGTTCGATAATGTGTGCTTATACCGGATCTAATAGTGATGACGCCATCGACTCATTAAGTATATTTTGCCAGTATTTTGCCATGGGACCCTTTATAGATGGCCTCAATTATGATCCTATCACCAAAAAAGTGAGTCTAGATGATCGTTTTTTTGAGGCAGTCAGTGGCTTCGGTTTACCGTACCAAATTGATTCTGTTCAAATGGCTTATTCCATAAACTGGGGCTGACGTATTGCCATGTGTTTGGAAAGGAGCGCATATGAATGAAGTAGAAATGGAACACAGAATCACTGCCGTTGAAAAGCTTGCGAAGGGAAATGAGCGGCGCATCGGAGATTTGGAAACCGGTAACAAAGCCTTGCTGGACTTATCAACGTCTGTGGCTGTCATGGCAGAGCAGATGAAGACCATGAGCAGCAAAGTTGACAGCATGGACGCCGCCGTCAGACGCCTCCAGAACGTCCCGGCAAGCCGCTGGGAGGGCTTAATCAAAGCCGTGGTCACGGCGATTGTTGCGGGCCTAGTCGGCTACGCGCTGGCTCTGGCGGGGCTGGGAGGCTAGTATGGCGGACGGGCAGAAAAAGCCGCAGCGGAAGACGAAGGGGCGCATGGCGCGGGAGCTGGTCTACTACTGCATTTACGCCCTGACGCTTACGCTCGCGTGGGCAGTGGTCATCAAGACGGTCGCGGTCATCCTCGACCGCCCGTCCGACCTCTCCGACGTGCTGATCTTCGCGGCGGCGGCGTTCGGCGGGGAGCTGCTGCTCCTGCTGTGCAAGAGAGTATTTGCAAAACCAAATGACGATGGAGGTACATAATGGATAATATCAAAAAGCGGCTGGGCAATTTGCTCAGCGTCAAGTCTTTGGTCACGCTCACGCTGACGGGCGTGTTTGCTTACATGTCCGTCGCGGGCAAAATCTCGCAGGACTTTATGACGATCTACGCTGTCATTATCGCGTTTTATTTCGGCAGTCAGTCTCAGAAGCTTCAGGACGCACTCGACGGTAGCAAAAATGCGCAGGAGGGCGAACAGAAATGATGAAAGCATCCGAGCTTGTGCGCAGGCACATTGACGTTGCAAAGAATTACAAGACCGTCTACATGTGGGGCTGCTTCGGCTCCCCCGTAGGCGAGACGATCGTTGACGAGAAATCTGCCCAGTATCCGGACTGGTACACCGGCGGCAGAGTCACGTATCTGCGCAATCTTATCGGCAAGGGCTATTTTGGCTTTGACTGCGTGAACCTCACGAAGGGCATCCTCTGGGGCTGGAACGGCAACAAAAACGCTTACTACGGCGGTGCAAGGTACGCATCGAACAGCGTGCCGGACGTTTCCGCCGACGGCATGATCGCCAAGTGCTACGCCGTGTCCGGCATCGGCTGGGACAAACTCATCCCCGGCGAAGGTCTCTGGATGCCCGGTCACTGGGGCATGTACATCGGTGACGGTCTTGCAGTCGAATGCACCCCGATCTGGGATAACGGCGCACAGATCACCGCCGTCCAGAACATCGGCACGAAGGCCGGATACCACGCCCGCAATTGGCAGAAGCACGGCAAGCTCCCGTGGGTCGAGTACGACACCGTGAAGGTCGACGCCGAAGTTGAAGAAGCAAAGAAGACCATCCGGCAGAAGGCCGGTCTTACAGACAGCACAATCGATTACCTCGCCGCCTATAAGTACGGCGATGACCTCTTGAAGAAACTTGCAAGAGCGATGAAGTAAGGGGGCGGGGCTATGGCTCCACAAGCCAGATGCAAATTACCGCCGGAGCTTGGCGGACTGATGCGCCGGGACATGGAAGCGGTTATTCGTCAGGCGAATCTTGGACGGGAAGACGAAAAGATTGCGCAGCTCTACTTTGTGGATAAGCTCCCACAAGTGGACGTTGCGACGGAATTGTATCTTGGCCGTGCCACAGTACAGAGGCGGCTTCCTGACATTATGGCGCGGATGAAAGAAACGTCGAGCAAACTGTATAACTGAGATAAGCGCCGAGAAATCGGCGCTTATTTTTTGTATTTTTGAAAAAAGTACTTGACATATAGTGTTTAATACTATATAATAAGGCCATAAGATAAAGCAAGGCGAAAGCCGGGAGGGAACAAACAATGGAAATCAAGAGCATCAATACAAAGAAACTTTACTACGCGTCAAATAAACTCAGCACCATCGAAAGTAGAATTTATGCGGAGGTGGAAACGGCGCACAAGTTTATGTGCGAAGGGTTTATCACGGAAACTGAATTCGCGGCGATCAGAGCAGACCGCGAAAAGAAAATGGCACCGTATAAAGACGGAGCCGATCTGCTGACCCGCTTCGCGAATGCCGTGAACGCGCAGGTTTACATGGACGAAACCGGCGATATCATGGCAGAGATGATGGTTGCGAATTCGGAGCCCGTTGAGAGTTTCGACCTTGAGGCTGTAAAAGCAGCCTTGCGCCGCGCGGCGGACCTCGACGACCCCATGCCTTGCTGAGAGGAGGGACACACATGAGCATCAGCATTGTTTCTGCTTGGGGTTGGGCAACCAACCCCGCATACGACCCCGACACTGCCAACAATGGCGGCGGATACTGGCAGTTTGCCGGTGGCCTCGTGGCCGAGATCAACGGCCAGCTCGTCGCCGTCGAGGTCGACGACCGGTCTTGCGGCGACTTCGGCGCCCGGTACTACGTCGACATCATTGCCGACGGCTACCATTGGCGTTATGCCGACGGCACGATGGATGACGCATCCATCGACGCGCCCGAAGAGGTCGAGGATATCCTCGCCTCCGCGTCCGGGGTCCTCGGCGTGGACGCTTTCGCGCTCGTCTGCGAGGCGCGCGAAGCGGCTGACCTCTGCGCCCGGCAGGAGGTGGGCTGATGCACACCCGCGTCTGCCGGATGTGCGGCAAACCATTTGCCGCCTGCGGCAAACCATTTGCCGCCGAAAAGACCGAGGCGCTATATTGTCCGGAGTGCTCCCCGAAAGCGCGGGCGGCAACCGTGATCCGGGAGCGCACCTGCATGGATTGCGGCGCTGTCTTTCCCGGAGGACCCCGTGCGCGCCGGTGTCCGGATTGCCGGAAGACGGCAAGCCGCGAGGCCACGCGCAAATATAGGGCAAGCGGCGGCGCATCTCGACCACTCGGGAGCGTCGACCTGTGCGAGCGCTGCGGCTCGCCATACGTTGTAAGCAGTAGCCGGCAACGGTATTGCCGGGCCTGCGCCGCGCCCGCGCTTGCTGAAAATATCGCCCCCAGCAAGCGGGCGTATAATAAAGCGAACGCCGAACACTTCGGCGAAATAGCCCGCGAACGCAAAACGGGCATCAGGCTATGCGCCGTTTGCGGCGCTCCCATCATGGGGAGCACGCCATCAAACACATGCTCGGATGCGTGCCGGGCAATCCGCAAGCGCGAGCGGCTCGCAAAAAATCAAGCTGCCTACCGGCAGCGGAAAAAGGAGGAGAAAAACAATGCCAACTGAAGCGCAAAAGCGCGCCACGGCAAAGTGGCAGGCCGAAAACATGACAAACGTCGCCGCCAGAGTGCGGCGTGAGGTTGCTGAAGAATTTAAGGCAGCAGCGAAAGAGGACGGGGCAACACCCAATGAGCTCCTGCGGGGCTGGATTGGTGAGTATATAAACAGGGAGGTATCTGATATGACAACCGAGCAGATTCAGGCGCTTGCGACGATCTTTGCGATCTGCCGCAAGGCCACAAATACAAGGAGCCAGAGCGACATCGACAACGCGCAGAGATTCCCCATCAAGTGGGCGACCATTATGGTCCGCAAGCTCCACGCGATGGGCAAGGCAACGGACGATATCGACCGCGCAATCGCCGAGCAGTACGGCAAAATCGACATCGATACGTTTACGGCCAACTTTGACAAATGCCTCACGCTCGAGCAGCAAGGCGTCTGGAGCCTCGCTTTTTTCAGGGCAATGCAATAGGAGGGGGATTATGACAGTACACGAGTACATAAATCAATTAGAGCGCGGATGGCCGGGAAACGTCCCGCCGGAGATGCTTCGCGACGCAGTGATCGTCGTCTCAAGACGGAGATGGCTGGAGCGTAAGGCCGAGTGGTACGAGCCATGTCAGCTAGGCAATTTTTGCGCCGGATACCTTTGCGAGTACAAGGTCGGTTTTGTCGATATCCCCGACTTCGAGGCACTCGTCCCGGGCGTTGGTGCAGTCCGATTTTTAGAGGCAGGCGACCAGTTGGTTTACAAAGACAAACTATGGCATGTCACGCGCGTTTCGCGGGGTGTAGATGGCAAAGAGGTCCGCACAGATATCACGCCTGTCTCTGACATCACGTATCTCAAATAAACGTGCCCCGGCACCCAAGCTTGGAACTGGGGTACTCATATCAGGTTGAGCGTAGATGATGCACAACTGAGGCACACGAAAATACGAAAAAGCCCATACTGGACACATCAAAGGAGTGTTCGGTATGGGCTTTTCTTATTTCAATCCGAATCCGGAGGGAAAGCAGGTCGGAGACTGTACCGTCCGGGCAATTGCAAAGGCGACGGGCAAGAGCTGGGATGAAACATACGTCGGGCTCTGCTTGCATGGGCTGAAAATGGGGGACATGCCATCAGCAAATAGTGTGTGGGGCGCATACCTCCGGCAGCATGGATTTACCCGGAACGTTGTGCCGAACACATGCCCGGACTGCTATACGGTCGAGGAATTCGCAAGAGACCATCCGCGCGGTGTGTATGTACTCGCTCTATCAAGCCACGTCGTGTGCGTAGAGGACGGAAAGTATTTCGATAGCTGGGATTCCGGGAACGAAATCCCACTGTTCTACTGGGAAAAGGAGGATAAATGATGTTCGGACAACAGCCTTATGTGTATCAGCAGCCGATTTACAATCAACCGCCCATGATGCAGGAACCAATGATGCGTCCACAGTATCAGCCTGCGCCGTCGATGCAGTATCCGACTCCACAACCTCAGCCACAGCAACCGAGCGGTGGACAGTCTATCATCTGGGTTCCGAACGAAAAGGCGGCAAACGAATTTATCGTCGCGCCGAATAACGCCGTCACGCTCTGGGACATGAATGCGCCGGTTGTGTACGTGAAGAAAGCCGACGCAAGCGGTAAACCAGCAATGACAACGTATGACCTCGTGGAGCGCTCTACAGCCCCCGTGAGCCCCACAGCGCCGCAAACAGTGCCTACAGTGGAATACGTGACCCGCAAGGACTTTGACGAACTGGCGGCAAAGGTGGCGGCTCTGAGCGTCAAGCCCGTTAGAAAGGTGAAGGAGGCAGAAAATGAATCCACTGTTTAATGCACTCGGCGGCGGGCGAATGCAGGGGCTGGCCGGACAGTTTCAAGGCATGGTGCAGCAGCTGCAGCAATTCGCACAGACGTTTCAGGGAGACCCGAAAGCGGAGGTTCAAAAACTTCTGCAGAGCGGGGCAATGAGTCAGCAGCAGCTAAACCAGCTGCAATCTATGGCGTATCAGGTTAGAAACCTGATGTAATGATTGGTTTCAATTCGTGGCCACGATTGAGATAAATTCAAATCTACGAAAGGAGAAAAAAGTATGAGTCTTTCCGATGGCGGTATCCAGCCGACCATGCCCGTTCAGCCCGCCGGAAACTATAGCGGCGGTATGGGAATGTGGGGGGATAACTGGATCTGGATTATTGTGCTCTTCCTCTTCGGCTGGGGCCGGAATGGCTGGGGCGGCAATGGTAATGGCAACGGTTCCGGCGTTGTTGACGGCTATGTCCTCGCATCCGACTTCTCGAATATCGAACGCAAGCTCGACGGCGTGAACAACGGCATCTGTGACGGCTTCTACGCCATGAACACAGGCATGCTCAATGGTTTCGCCGGCGTGACGCAGGCCGTGACAAGCGGGTTCTCGCAGGCCGAACTTTCTCGCTGCAACCAGCAGGCGGCCTTGATGCAGATGCTCTTCCAGATGCAGATGCAGTCGCAGAACTGCTGCTGCGAGACGCGCGAAGCAATCCAGGGCGTGAACTACAACATGGCGACGCAGGCCTGTGACACGCGCAACCAGGTGCAGAACAGCACTCGCGACATCATCGACGCGATGAACTGCGGCTTCCGCAGCATCGACCAGAGATTGACGGCGCAGGAACTGGCTGCAAAGGACGCGAAGATTGCCGAGCAGAACCAGCAGCTCTTTGCGGCGCAGCTGGCGGCTTCTCAGGCGGCGCAGAACGACACGCTCAAGTCCTACGTAAGTGGGCAGCTGGCGTATTACAACCCGCGCCCGGTTCCTGCATTTGAGGTTCCAGCCCCGTACCAGTATTCCGGATGTAATAACGGCTACAACTACGGTTGCAGAAACTGCGCGTAACAACTCCACATCGTAGAGCTTTTTGTGATGTTTTGTTGGCATCAACAAAATGTTCGGCTTACCGCCGATACTCAAGAAACGCGGCGGGGCAATCGTCCCGCCGTTATTTTTAACCGTGTCGAATTCGACGCATTTAGAAAGGATTGATTTTATGGCAGAATTTACGAATGTAAACATTCAGACAATTGCCGCCGGGCAGAATGTGCCTCTGACGGAAACGGCGATCAGCAGCAAGCCGTGCATTGTGCATCGAGAGGGAAGCGGGCTTGTGACGCTTCGCGGGCTGACAAACCAGTGTAAGGCAGTTTTCAAAATTTCCTACGGCGGCAACATCGCCATCCCGACCGGCGGCACGGTCGAAGCGATTACCGCAGCGCTTTCCATCAACGGCGAAGCACTGGCAAGCGCTACGGCTACGGTCACTCCGGCAGCAGTCGAGAATTATTTTAATATCTACGTCTCTGCACAGGTCTGCGTACCGAAGGGCTGCTGTGTGACGGTAGGTATGCGTAATACAAGTACGCAGGCGGTCAATTTCGCGAACAGCAATTTGACCGTCGAGAGAGTAGCATGAAGGGAGGAAGGAATATGTACGATTTAAGGAATCTTCGGGAAATGCTCTGCAAGGAGCTGGACGATATCGCCGACAAGCGCGAAATGTCCGCCGGTGACTTGGACGCAATCCAGAAGTTGACAAGCTCCATCAAGAACACCTACAAAATCGAAATGCTCGAGGACGGCGGGTACTCCCGTGACGGCGAGTGGGAAGCGGACATGCGTGGCACGTATGGTCGCGGCAGCTCCTACCGTGGCAGGCATCGCGATTCTATGGGGCGGTATAGCCGGACAGATGCTCGGGAACATATGCGCTCGACGCTGGAAGACATGATGCGCGACGCGGACGATGATAAGACGCGCGATGCTATCCGCCGCTGCATGGAGCAGATTGACAGAGCATAAGGAGGGAAAGACATGCTGGATGAAGCCGAAATCCGAAAGGAAATAGCACGGCTGGAATACGAAGAATCCAGCTATCCCAATTATGCCAAACTGGCGAACCTATATGTGATACGCGACAAGATGCAGGAAGAGGAACGGGGCGACGGCGGTAGGTATGTGGGTTACTACTCCGGCGCTCCCGCTCCTGTTACCGCGCAACCGGCTACCGTGGGCGATTACGGGGACAGTGAGTTTTTGCTTGCGGTAGCCGGGAAAGACCCGGCGAAGGCTTGGACGGTCGTTGACGAACTCATGGACACGCTTTCACTTGTAAACCGAAGGGTATATGATTCTGTTTTAAGAAAAATAAAGTCCCTATGACGAGGCAAAAAGCGTGGCAAATTCCGTGGCAAAAATGCGTGTCAAAATTGTGTTTTGCGTGTCAAATAATTGATACGCATCGCAAATAAATGATACGCTCGAAATGCCTGAAAGCCTTGATATACAAAGGAAAACCCTGTAATCACTTGAGATTACAGGGTTTCTTCTTTGGCGCGGAAGGAGAGATTCGAACTCTCGAATTGAGCTTTAAACCAGTTGAAAATACTGCACATTTTATTTTCATGGCAAATATCGTGGCAAAATTAAGAGAAGAACTTTTTCATTTCCTGCACAGACTCGGAAATGTCTGCTTGTGCGATGTGTGTATAGATTTTACGCATTGTTCCGTAGTCTGACCATCCGCCCAGCTGCATCGTGACTTTTTCTGATATACCAAGCTTATATGCAAGGGAGCAGAAGGAATGCCGCAGACCGTGTGTGCCGACTTCTGGCAGGTTCGCGCTCTTGCATATTTTATTTGACGCGGCGCGAATGCTGTTCGGATTTGCAACGATGACAAAATCACTCAATCGTTCTGCTTCTGAAAGCAGCTGCGACAGCCTCGGTATCATGATCGGAATAGTCCGCCGCGAAGAGCGGTTTTTGTTAGACACTTTGTTTACCAGTTTGTTGTTTTCGTCGAACAATGTAGCTCCTCGAACCGTGATAGACTGCTTTTTTAGATCAACGTTCTCCCAACGCAAACCAAGAATTTCTGACACACGCAGAGAGTGCAGTGCAAGAAGAAACGCGATTTCATACTTACTCCCTTCTGCCGCTTTCAAAAACACAGGAATTTCTTCCGCAGACAAAAAAGCGTGCTCGTCAGATTGGACGGTGGGAAGCGCCACTTCGTATGATACACCATATCGCTTAAGCGCCGGACGTATCAGCGCCCATGTTTCGCGGATGGTCTTCGGGCTGCATTTTTCGGCGTTGATCGCCTGCTGTATAGCACTCACGGAGAGTTTGGATAAGGGGACATCCATAATAGGTTGAAGGTAACACCGTTGCTTGATTCTGTGTCCGCGAATAGACGCTGGGGAAAGAGTGCCGCTCTTGAATTCCAGGTATTCGTCTATGGCTTTGCGGATTGTTATTTCCGGCTTGGCCTCCTCGGCAGAAAGGATACCGATTTTGTATTCTAAAGCTGCCTGCTCTGCTTCTCGCTTCGTTCCGGCAGTGAACGACCTCGCTTCCCCATTTACCATCACTCGGCATCGGTAAGAGCCGGACGGCAGTTTTTCAGCCTCTGGGACTTTCAGTTTTTTCATTGCTGTTCTCCTTTTTGACGATACGAAGAATGGTGAAGCCTACGGCCAGTATGGACGCGACAATCAAGGCAATAAATATCCACGCCATTACAGATAGCCTTCCGCCCCGGATAATACCAGCGTCTGTAATCTGCGAGTCGATAACAAGGTACACGATCAGCGAAAACGCAAGTATGGCGCAGAAAAAGACCAGCAGGTAGCAGATAGCGTGTGTGGCTTTGATCTGCGCCCGCTGCATTTCGTTTGCGGCGGCCGCTCTGACGTTCTCGAGTTCAAGCCTGTGGTTCCGCTCCTGTAGTTCGCTTGGACTGTCAGTAGGCGGTTTTAGCCCGCACAGCTCATCCAGCGACAGACCGAGAACGAGGCATAGCGCGGCAGAATTGTACAGTTTCGGGTCTTGCTGTGTTCCTGCGCAGAG